TGACGGAACGCATTCGCAATAGCGGCCCAACCAAATGGACCAGTAAAGCCAACCTTCGCCTTTGCGCCGAGAACTTCCAACTGCGCAACAATGCGCTGGAACGTTGGCCATGTGATGCTCGAAGCAACACCCGAACCGGTTCCGCAATAGTAGGGAGTCGAGCTATAGGTCTGGCCGCTCACGCCGTTGCGGGCAACACCACCATAGAACTGATACCAGTTGCCGAATGGACCCGGGTCGATGGCATTGCTCAGTGCCTCGTCTAAGCCGTTGCTGCACTTGTGTCGGTCGTTGCTGACACCAGCCGCAGATGCACCTGTCACACCGCCAGAGTTCCACTGGCCGTGCTGGTAAGCATCCATCTCGACCATCGACTCAAGACGCTTGGCCAAGCAGTAGTTGTCAACCTTTTCCTGATCAACAATCTGGGTGTCACCAGCCGCGTTGTACAGATTGTACTCAGTCTCTTCCACTTCGAGATCAGCCTCATAGAAGCGAATATCGAATTTTGAGTTACTGACCATCTGCTTGCGGGTCGGTGTAATTGTCGAGCCGGGTTCCGTCGCCGAGCCATGCGCATAATCATAGATGTACGGGTTCCGAATAGCCGTGCCCTGGAACAGTACATCCATAACTCCAGCCGCCTTCAGAAGCGACATCAGCGGATAGTTGGTGCCGAAGCAGTCCGCCACATATCCCTTGCGAATTAGCTCTCGCGAGACCGCGTCCCTTTGGTTATAAAGCGGGTCTGCCATGTTTGTTTCTCCCTTTCAATTTCAATTACGCTGTTTCCTGTGCTCCGCGCACTCTCTCGACTGCACGATTCCAAGCATCAGTCATTTTCTCGCGGGCCGACATTGTCGAGAAGGAGCGAACATCCGCACCCTCACGTGGCTTCGGCATCGCAGGATAGTTAGAGGGGAGTCCCCCCTGTAAATTCGAGTTACCGGAAGTATTCGGATGCGCTTCCTGATATTCCTTGATCTTCAGTGAGGCATAATCCTCTTTTTCCTTCGCAAAGCGCTCGTCAGTCCGCTTCTTATCCTCAGCCGCAAAACCATATTTCTTCTCGGCATAGGCAGATACGGGCATACGATGGGCAGCAGCTTCATCAGCCAAACGCGTAGGGTCATCAGGAAATGGCTTCCCAAACACTTGCTGATAGCGGTTCTGCACATTCATGATCTGGCCAAACTGCTGGCCAAACTGAGAAAGAAGATTCGATACCTTTTCAGTGGGGTCATCTGCTGTCTGGGTAGCAGAAGTCTTGCCAAACTCGGGTAGGTTGATATCGAAGCCCTGGCCTTTCAACTCTTCGAGAGCGGCCTGTTGGGCCTTTATCGTTGCGCGAAGAGATGCGTTATTGGTCTCGCCGGAGGTATACTCGTCGATCTTGTTATCGATTACGGCTTGCAGGTCATTCGCGTCCTGCATCGCCTTCTCGGCACGAGTAATAGCCTCTTGGGCATCTCGACTCTTCGTGTCCGCACTCGTGAAAATACCGTCATACTTGCTCACAACGTCGGCGTGCGCCTTCAATGTGTCTTCCGGGATTCCGAGTTCTGCGGCTAATTCTTTTACAGTAGGCATAGTTCACTCCTCTTTTATTGCTGCTGTGGCGCAGCTTCCTGTTGCGGCTCGCTCTGAGCGGCCTGAGAAGATTTTTGGATTGCTTGTACGAGGGCTTGCGCTGACTGCTGCAACTCTGGCTGGATCGTAGTGTTCTGAGTGCCGAGTTGACGCAGCAGCATGATAATCTTCGTCAGAGTTTCCTGAAGAGGATTGGCTTGGGGGGAGGCAGACTGCCCGCCCGGTTGGGGGGCAGCCGCCTGTGGGTTCGGTTGTGGCATAGGATTCGTAGCCATTGTGCTTCGATCTCCTTACACCTTGCGGGTAGCCTTGCGACCACGGCCCTTGCGGCCAATCTTGCGGCCCTTCTTGTGCGACATCGCCTTCAGTGAGGCACCCTTCACGACAAAACCGCTTTTCTTGCTGCGCTTACCTGCCATTTTCATTTCCTCCTGTGAAATAGGAATGCGCCTCAACGGAGCATCCCGCTGAGGCGCATCTGAATCTCGAATAGGAGGCAGAAACGAATCTCAACTACAAGTTCAACACTAAAGGCCGTTTGTGTCAAGCGATTTTGATTGAATCACTTCTTCCACGCTATCGACAACAACATTTCTTACACCGCCGTTGGAGATGGCAATCACGATGTTTCCATCCATCTTTCCAAGTTTTGTAATCGGCAGAAGCGCAGCAACAATTTCAGGGACTTCTTCTTGAGTCATCGGAATCAAGGTTTCTCGGTAGGTAATCACCTTTTTACGAGAATGGACTGGAAATTCTTTCTCGATTTCTGTCATGGTTCTCCTGTTACTTACTTGTTGAATTTACTACTCTTACGTTGCCGCCCTTGCCACCCTTCATCTCAGCGTGCGGTGCTGCCTTGCCTGTCGATGGTCTTCCGCCACCTTTGCCTTGGCCGGGTCCCTGCTGTGGCGGAGGCTCCATACCTTCCTGCTTCTGTTTCAAGGCAACTGTCTTTGCCGCCTCCACCTTCCAAGTTTCATCCTTGAGTTGCTCCTCGCGCCACTTCTGATGCTCGATTTCATAATCATTGACGCCGAGCTTCTCCATGATGGTGTCCATGGAAATTTGAATATTCTTCTGCAAGAAGAACATATACAGCATCCGTTCCTGCATGTGGGTGATATTGAGCAACTGAGCCGGAGTAGAGATGACGCGTATGCGGTCGCAGAACCAGCGTGCTCGATCTGCCTTATTATGCGTGCTCTCTGAGTTCTGATTTTCATCGGGGAGGTGCGATGGGACGATGGAGTTTGGATCATTGTCCATAGTCTCCAATCCGACACCCTCTGGGCCAACCATCGTTACCAAATCGTTGGTGGTGAAATATTGCGCAATGTTGTATTTCAGCATATACGCAATCTTGGAGTTTGCACGCCACATGTTGATGGCGATTCCCTTTGCCATAGGGCCGAGGTTCTCAATAAACTTGTCGAAAGACTGATCGGATAGATTCCCCTTGAACTCGCGAAGGCTGGCAAGATCGTTAAGTCCAAGCGTGGACTTGATTGACGACGAAATAAGTTCGACACCCTTGAAATCCTTCTCGTCTACATCGATTTCTGGAGGAAGGATAGAAGCGATTGCATCTTTCGGCTTTCCCTTTATACCCATGCGGATGCCCTGGGCATGGAGAAGATCGAGCCTCTCCATCTGAGTTCTCGATGCACCGGTAGATATGTCATGGCCCATCGGAGGGTCTTTGCGAACAGCCAAAACCGTGTTGATGTCCGATAGGCGATCGCGGCGGGCCTTTTCCAGAGATGACACAGATTGGACGGCAGAGTACCCCATTGCAGACCATGCCCAGTCATTCACGTCATATTGCGCCACGGGCATCTCACCGTGCCAATCGAATGCCGTGTCGTCGTACATCGGGATCGGCACGCTTGGGGACGTTATGATGAGCCGAAGTCGAGGATACAGTCGGCACTCTTCCACGGTTGCCTTGTGGGATTGGGGAAGGCCATTGGATGGGTTGATGCTCACGACAAGATCGCCGAGAGAAGGAACGACATACGCCCAACTCGTACCGGGGACGCCCATCTGTTGCGCAAATCCAGTCGTGTTGATGCGCAAATCCCGGATAAAGTGATAGCGAATCTCGCAATAGCGTGACTCCCAGTTATTGCCCTCATTCCCGTTAAAACGGAACCGATCGTAGAAGTCATATCGGCGGCCCATGCCAAGAGTGCCATAAGCTTTCCAGTCATACCGTGAAATTGGGTTGAGCCACTTTTGGAATTTTGGGAAGCGAGCGTGCGCCTCGGCGATTGCCATTGGACGGACAATCGTCACAGCATAGCTACCCTGAATATCGTTGCTAGAAGGCAGTTGCTCGGGGAGGCATTCGCGCGGGCCGAGGGGGTCGAACACGTTGCGTGCCGTTCCCCATCCGAAGTGATCTCGGCTGTATTTCACCCACATGTAACCACGTCCAAGCATTGCATACTGGACAGCCTTGCGTGAGTTCCATACGAATTGGGAATCCCAGTAGACAAATCGCATCACGTCGTTGTAGAGGAACGCGCTCTTCTTCAACTGCTCCGCTTTGGTACCAAACGTTGCGATCTGACGAAGATCGGTGATCGTCTCAACGAATGTGCGGATGTCTGGCTGAAGAAGGTTCGACGGCATATCGCGCTCTTGGCTGATTCCCATCAGAAGCTTGATGTCGTTGTTCAGATTCTTCAGCCCAGGCTGTGACTGAACCCACCGGTCTCCATTTTGCGTAAGCTCGTCACACCATCCCTTGATGTACGGGGCTGGTGATTCGCGGGGTGGTGCTTGCCATTCATAGACCGGTTCGGGCATGGGTTATTTTTCTCCCTTGGGCGTCACAGAAGCTACGATGTCCTCTGTGCTCTTTCCGGCATCGTATCGTTCCGCCATCATAGCCACTTCTGCTCTCTGCCGGGCAGAAACAGATTGTTCATAGTAATAGTCCATCGATTTAATGAGCGCATTGTTCACAGCCTGATTCCATGGGCTTACATGGCCATTGCGTTCTACGATGGCATCACGAAGCGCTTTGCGTATTGGCCGCTCACGTTCAAGCTTTCGCAAAGAAGCTTCTTCCTCATCATGCAAACTCTGCTCACGAAACTTCTTCATGTACCGCTCAATATCAGCGACATGGTAGCAGATTTCTACGCTGAGATGCTTCTTTTGCTCGGATGTTAGGGAAGGTTCTGCACCTTCCGGACCGAAGCCGAGAATGCGCTTGGTTTGCGTATCGATGTAAACCTGCGAACGCTCGGATTGTTTCAACTGCACATTCATCATTCTGAGTTTACCACCATTCCTTTGGATTTAGCTCATAACAATCTGGATAGTGCACCATGCGTCTTCATGTCTATCTTCCTTTTTCTTCTTTGGGAAGCGCCGCTGAATACGAGCCGCTGTGTTGTCCAGATCGTGATTTGTTGTCCAGCAGATTGCGTTGGAAAAGATATTGTCATCATGGCATCCAACAGCATGTTCCATTTCTGCCAGACCATGCTCCTTATATTTACGTACGAATGTAGCAAGCTGACGAAGTGCAATCGGGTCATGGATGATGAGCCATCCAGTGTTCATGGCTTCCACAAATCTATCGAGCAAGATAGATCGCGACCAACGCGTTGTGCGCCATCCTTCCTGCGTCGTCTTGCTCAGATCGACGTTCCCCTTTTTATCGTAGAAGTGCATCGGGTGATGATCGAGAAAGCCCATAATCTTCAAATCGTTCTGGCAGGTATCACCCGGCTTTCTGATCTGCTCAATCGCAAAACGGCATACGAGCGGATTTGCTGCCGTCACGTTGCCCCTTCCATCTGTCCCATAGAGCGTAGCAATGGCGGCAGCGATACGGGCACTCTGTGGGCTATTGACGCGGATGGATGTGAACGACGCAACCTGATCGTCCGGCTCCATGTTGTTATTGTTCAGATGTACCGTTATGCTGAGTCGATCTTCCTGCGGGGTGTTCAGTCCATACGCATTATCGATTGCAATTGCGTAATTTCTGTTTGGCTCCGGCGGTCGGTAGATGAGCAACTTATCAAAGCAGTTTTCGTCCTTTGAATCGTCGAATTGCTTCAGCGGGACAAAATCCCAGTCGTACTGATTCCCATCGTTTGACTCCCATTTGAAATTCAGAACGTCTTCCGTTGGGTCAATCTCGCGTTGATCTGCCTGATAAGGATAGTTATCGCTTCCCATCAAAATTGTTCTGCCGGTGATTGCGTAAGGCTTGTATCCTCCCTTGGCTGCCTCTGTCACGAGATTGATCGTCTCTGTTGTGAATACGGGGGAGTCCATGCTCTGGAATGCGTCTTCCGGCGTTGGAGCATACTGTGACAGGAATTGATGCTCAGTGTGGCTGGATACGGCCTCGCTGTATAGGCAGTCCCAGTACCATTGGAACTGACGATCCATTTCCCAGTGCTGGCCCAACTCGCGCCACAGATAATCAGTCTGACGCACGAATAACTCCGCGCGACGCGTCATGCGACGGCAGGGATCAGTAGGAGAGTAAACAGCCGGAATCGGGTTCATTTTGATCCATGTTTCAGGTGGATAAAGGTCCTCTGCGCAGGCCGGTGGGATAAAGAACGGGGTGAATCTGCGGCTTGGGTTGTTTGGGTTCGAGTAATAGTCCCATTTCTCTTTCTGCCAAGTCTTCTCCAAAGAACCAGTGCCTTCAAGAACGACGAATAGCGCTGGTGATTCATGCAAGGCTGGGAACAATCCTTCATCAAGAACACGCTTGGGATTCGGGTAATCTCCAATTTCAGAGATATGCACACACGATGGCGTGTAGCCCTGAGCGATACCTACTTCTTGCGTGCCTGACTGGATCGACAACCGAGAACCATATGCCCACTGTGGTTC